AGGCGTGCTGCTCGGCTCGTGGTGAGGGGCGTGTCGTGGGTGTCGTCGTAGACGAGGGTGTAGCCGACGGCGCGGTCGGCGGTGACGAGGGAGGTGCGCGGGCCGGAGTCGTCACGGATGACGAGGAGCCGTCGGGGGAACGTGGCGTTGGGGTCGGGCCAGCGGTTGCTCACCTCGATGTCGGCGACGTCGGGGTCGTCGAGGGCGGCGAGGTCGGTGCGGAGGCGGCGGGTGAGGTACAGCTCGAGGTCGTCGTGGACGGCGACGCTACCCACGGCGGGACCTGCTCGCGGCGGCTCGGGCGAGGTTGCCGGTGGTGGACTCGATGAGCATGGACTTGTCGTCGGTGGCGGCGACCTCGACGACGGTGCGGTGCGCGGCCTGGCGGGTGCGGACGATGATGCCGTCGCGGTACTCGCCGGTGTCGACGGGGGCGCTGGCGCGCGCGTCGGCGGCGATGCCCTCGGCGGCCTGCTCGCAGAGGCCGACGACGCGGCTGCTGCGGCCGAGCTTGTCGAGGAACGCGTCGTTGAACTTGGCGGTCATCCTCGGACCTCCTCGAGCGGGATCTCTTGCACGGGCTGCCATCCGGTGAAGGGGTTGGTGTCGGCGGCGGGTACGGCCGTCACGGTGTAGGTGACGCCGTCGGCGCGGATGCGGTCTAGGGGCTGGACGTCGTCGGCGGGGTCGCAGTAGAGGCTCTTCGCGGTCAGGAGCTGCGTCCGGTTGGCGTCTCGGTTCTGCACGGAGGACGCTGAGGCCACGAACGCGCGGGCGAGGGCGACGTCGTCGGAGGGCTGGGTCCAGTCGGGCGCCGTCGTGCCCGCGTAGGGATCGGCGGTGAGCCGGGGGCGGAGGCGAACGACTGGGGTCATCAGTCGTCCGCCGCGTCGCCGGTCAGGTTGCCGAACCGCTGCCCGTACGGTGCGGGCATGCGCAGGGTGCTGGCGCCTGCGCTGCGCCCGCTCGCGAGCTCGTCGAGCTGCGCTAGTTCCTCGGGGAGGAACCAGCCGCCGAGCGAGGAACGCGAGTTCCATCGCACGGCGGCCGGGCCCACTGACTGCTGGTCGACCATCTGCTGCCCCTTGTCGACGCGGCGGCCGATGGCGTCGGCCGCCGCGTTGACGAAGACGGGCCTGAGCTCCCTCGTGATCCTGTTCCCGTAGCGGTTGGTCAGGAGGGCGGCGAGGCTCTTCAGCCACGCCGCGACCCTGGTATCCGCCTTCTGCTTCGCCGTGAGGAACGGGTCAACGTCGTTGCTCGTGAGGTCCACCGGACGTCTCCTTACTCGGAGGGCTGGTCCTCGGTGCCGGTCGGCGTCGAGGGGGTGACGGGGTTGCCGTCCGGGTCGGCCTCGGGGAGGGGCTTCGCGGCGGCGATGGCGGCCAGCAGGTCCGCCTTCTTCGTCGCGCCCTCAAGGTCGATGCGGTGCTCGGCGGCGTAGGCCTCGAGGTCGCCGTTCTTCCACGACTCGTCGGGCGTCGCGGGGCCGGGAACGGCGGGGGCCGTCTCCTCAGCACCGGCGCGCGTCCACCCCTTGTCGAGGTAGTACGCCTCGGCGGTGTCCGGCACCGTCACGGTCTGGCCCTTGGCGTGGGCGAGGATGCCCATCAGGCACCACCACCGGCGGCGGCGGGGACGACGGCGCCGACGGGCTCGGAGGCCTGTCCGGTGGCGTTGACCGTGTTGCCCAGGACGTAGGCGTAGCGGGCCTTGAAACGGAGCGCGACCATGTCCCGCTCGGCGAGGTTGATCTGGTTCTCGCCCGTGCCGATGGTGGCCTGGTCGAGGAACTTGACCGTGATGTCCTGCCGGACGCCCATCAGCACGCGGCTGCGGTCCGCGACGAGGGCGGTCGCGCGGGCGTTGTCCCACGAGCCGTTCTTCGCGAAGGCGGCGTCGAGGCCGGCGATGTTGTCCTGCACGCCGCCGGCCTCGCTGAGGGCCCGCTGGTAGATCGCCTGGCCGTCAGCGCCGCGGAGGTTCGCGAGCCGGAAGCGCAGGCCCGACGCCGACAGGATCGACGAGGGGTCGGCGCCGGAGTCGGCGACGGCACCGGCGGCCTGCAGGATCGACCCGGCGAGGTCGTTGGGGCCCGGGGCGGTGGACACCTGGAAGACGTTCCCGGCCGCGGTGGCGGCGGCGAGGAGGTCGCGGCTGGACCAGGTGGCGGGCTTCTGGGTGCCGAAGAACACCGCCTGGTCCAGCTTCTTGCCGATGGCGGTGCCGCCGAGGGTGGTGATGTTCGCGAGGATGTCCTCGGTGGCGTCGTCGATGGTGTTCTCGTGCACGGGCACGATGACGGCGATCTCCTCGACGACGAACTGCTTGTTGCCCCACGTCGCCTTGGACGTCGGCTTGACGCCGCTGTCGTCGGTGGCGCTCTCGGAGACCCAGTAGGCCTCGGGGAGGGTGGCGAGGACGGGGGCGTTCGTGATGCGCGTGCCCAGGGGCACGTTCGTGAACGCGGCGAGGGCGGCGGACTCCGCCTGCGCCGTCTCGAGGAGGAGGTTCGAGTACTCCTCCTGGATGAGGGTCGCGACGTCGTCGCGGGTGATGTCTGCCATGGCAGAGCGCTCCTTCTGGGGTCAGCCGCCGGCGGCGGCACGAGGGGTGGGGTGGTTAGGAACTTCTGCGGGCGGCGCCGAGCTGGCGGAGAGCGGCCGCGGCGCGGCCCTTCCCCTTGGCGTCCTTGTCGTCGAGGGGCTCGCCGCGGCGCACCTGCTGCCGGCCGGGCGCGCGCCGGGGCGCGGTTCCGACGAGGTAGGGCTTGTCGGTGGCGAGCTTCTCGACGGCCTTCTTGATCGCTTCGGTGTCGGGCTCCTCGTCCTTGACGGGGAGCTCGTCACCGATGGCCTGCAGCGCGTCGGCCGGGTCGTTGAACCCGAGGGACGTGGCGATCGACTTCGTCTCGGTGGTGACCAGGCGCTTGAGGAACTTCTGGGTGACCTCGGTGCCGGTCTCGGCCTTGGCGGCGTCGAGCGCCTTCTGCTGCTCGGTCTTCTGGGACTCGAGGTGCTCGTCGTACTTGGTCTTGGCGGCCTTGAGGTCGTCGTAGTCCTTGTACTTCTCGCGGTCTCGGGCGAGGCGGGACTCGACAATCCGGTCGAGGTCCGCCTGGGTCGCCGGGGGCGTGTAGGCGGGCGGGTCAGTCGGCTTCGGGTCTCCCCCTCCGTCCGTCGGCGCCGGGTCCGTCATGAAGCGCAGACGGGGGTGCCGCTGGGCGAAGCTGAGCCAGGGGGTGCGATCGTGCATGGTGTTCCTCCGTAGATCCGTCGATGTGCCGGCAATTGAGCAGCTGCCGTGTCTGCGTCCCCGCTACGCGGGTGGGTCGGTGGGCTGAGGTGTGGGGAGTGCCCGGCGCCGCTCGCGTACCTCCGCCGCGGCGCCGAGGGCGTCCGCCTTCGACCATGTCGGCACGAGGGCGAAGAGCATCTCGAGAGGTGCATCGACGGTCGCGAGCTTGACGACCGCGTCGGCAACCTGGTTGAGCGACCGGGTCGACATGTCGGCCCAGTTGACTTCCGAGCCGAGGTCGTCTCCGGCACTGTCGAGCCCGAGGAGGTCCGCTGCTGCGCGCAGGGCGAGCTCGAACCCTTCGCCGATGGCGTACTGGCGGTCGTTGATGTTGCGCCAGTACCCCGACTCGGCGGCGGCAATGCCCTCGGCGGACATGTTGACGATCGCGCCGAGCAGGTAGTGCGGCGGGACCTGGACGAGGGCGCTGAAGTGCTTGATGTGCGCGTCGACGGCTCCGACGACCTGGTCGAGGCTGGCCGCTTGGAAGCTGCCGAAGCGGGCGGTCTCGCCGGAGGGTCCGGAGGCGTGGAGGAGACCGTCGACGGAGGACCGCACGAGCGGGTTGCCGTCCTTGTCGACGGCGATCTCGCCGCCGGCCATCCACTTCTGCGGGAAGGCGCCGTAGCGCTGGACCATCTGCAGTGTGAACGTCGCGTCAACGATGCGCTGGTAGACGGTGACGGCGGCCTCGACGCTCGACTGTGGCTTGCCGCCGAGGGGCAGCGTGTTGCCGATGCGCGCGACGGGGCAGTAGTCGAGGCCGTGCGCGACGTACTCGACCTTCTGCGGGGTGCGCGCGTCGCCCTGGAACCGGTAGACGCCGCTCTCGTCGACGAACATCCAGCGGAGGGTGCTGGGGCGGCTGAGGTTCCCGCCGACGAGGTGCAGCACATACTGCGGCCACTCGTCCCAGTCGTCGGCGTAGACGGCGTACGTCTGCAGAGCGGACATGGGGCGGAGGACGACGCGGTCGTCGTCGGCGTGCGGAAGCGAGGCGAGGTAGCCGTAGCCGAGGCCGACGACCTCGCGGATGAGCTGACCCTGTCGACCGTCCATGCCGGACGCCTGCCAGGCCTTACGCCAGACGTTCTGGTCGGAGTAGCCGTCGATGAGCAGCCCCTGGGCGATGGAGTCGCGGGCGAAGAGCAGCCAGGGGGACGACGCCTTGCGGAAGAGGTCCTTGTACTCGAGGTCGGCGCTCTCGGGCATCCAGGTGCGGAGGAGCTTGCCCTCGATGCGCTTCTGCAGGGTGCTGAGCCGGGCCCACTCGTTGCGCAGGTCCTTCCAGAAGCCGTCGACAAGGTCTCCGAGCTCGGCGGGCTGGCGTTCGGTCATGCGTACCCCCTGACTTGCGCTGGTCGCTTCGGTGGCGCGGACTGCGCCTTTTTGACGCCCCACATGGCCCAGGTGACCGCTTGTGCGTGCGTGATCGGCTTGGTGGGGTCGGAGGGCTCCCAGGTGACGCCGGCCTGCCCGATGGGGCGCGTCGTCGCGTGCTTCAGGGACTCGGTGACTTCGTCCTGGCCGCGGTTGATGACCAGTCCGGCGTTCGAGTACTCGATGAACATCGTGTGCGCGCCCGCGATCTCGGTGAGGTTCATCGGGAGGTACTTCACGCCGGCGTTGTCGAGGCTGGTGAGGATGGAAGACGCGTTCTTGGGATCGAGGACGACGAGGGCGTTGCCGTGCTCGGCCTTGAGGTCCCGGACGTACTCGGCGACCCACCGGGTCTGCCTGTCGGTCTTCTTGTGCTCGACGAAGACGCTCTCGTCGTCGAAGGGGCTGGCGGCGGCGACTGTGGCGAAGCCGCCGCCGCGTCCGACGGCGATCGCGATGACTGTGCCGTCGCCGAGCTTGGCGTCGGGGCGGGTGTTGGCGCCCCAGCGGGCGAGGTCGAGCTCGGAGAGCTTGGCGATGGTCTGGGGGCGCCGGTTGGGCCACACGGAGAGGCGTTCTCGGAGGAAGGAGTCGCGGGTCATGCGCGAGAGCTCGTCTTCGATGGCCTCTTCGGTCATGCGGATGCCGAGGGCGGGGTTGCCTTGCTCCCAGAGGTGTCGGTCGAGGATGTCGAGCTGCTCGGCGATGTCGGGGTCGTGTGATCCGTCGGGCGAGTACTCGATCCAGCCCGTGCGGCGGTCGCTTCCGGAGCGGCCGCGGTCACGGACGCCTTCGAAGTACTCGCTGTCGTCGAGTTCGTCGGGCACGGTGCCGGTGAACAGCACTTGGTGGTTGGGCACGGACGACATCGTCGGCAGGAGGGCGTCCATGGCGGCGATGGGTGTCTGCTGTGCCTCGTCGATGATGAGGACGTCGCAGGTGAAGCCGACGCCGGAGTTCTTCGAGCGGGCGAGGAAGCGGAGGCGGGTGCCGTCCTTGAGCTCGAAGCCTTCTTCGCCGTGAGCGGTAGAGATTCCGCCCCGTACGCCGCCTTTGAGCTCGGCGATCAGGAGCGGTGAGCTGCGGATGACGCGTTCGATGCGCCGGAAGGCTTCCCGGGCGGTCTTGAACTCGTGGGCGGTGTGGACGATGAGCTTCGGCTCGCCGTCTTCGCGGGGCCAGAGGAAGAGGTGTCCGAGCTCGAAGGGCATGATGATGTTGCCCTTGCCGTTCTGGCGGGCGACAAGCTCGCCGAACTCGGTGCACGTCCACTGGTCGGCGATGTTCACGCTGAGGAGCGCGTCGAGGGACGTCTGCTGCCACGGATCGAGGCCGACCTTGACCAGGTGGAGGAGGTCGAGGAGCTCCTCGAGCTTGCTGCCGTTGCGGTCGGGCAGTGTCAGGACGTTAGGAGCCTGTCTGCCGTGCAGCTCGCGCCGCGGCGAGCTGAGAAGCAAGCGATTCACTCTTCGCTCCCTCCGCGGTGCCGAGTTGTGCCAGTTCGCGCGCGATCTCGCGCTGTTCCTTGAGCAGCGGGGCGAGGCGGGCGGGGTCGTTGGACCTCACGACGGTGATGGCGGCCCGCACGGCGGCCAGTCCCTCGCGAAGGATCTGCACCTGGGTCAGTTCCTCGGGATCGGGATCGGGGTCGGCCGGAGGTGCCGGCGGGCTCTTGGGTGCGGCGGTGACGATGCTGAGGATGCGGGGTTCGCTCTTGGCTGCGCGTCGCTTCTGCGCGGCGTCCTCGGTGCGGGCGTCGCGGGCGGCGGCGCAGGCGTCGTCGACCGGAGTTTTCTCGCGCAGGTGCCGCTTGTAGGCCGAGTACGTGCCGCAGGGCGCTTTCGGTCGAGGCACGAGTTCACCTCCAATTGGTGTGAACTCCAATTGGTGTCACTTGCACGTTCTGGAGTGGGGAGAGAAGCGCCAGGCCAGGCGGGGAGCTGGCAGCGTGAAGGGTCAGGGGGTCACCCCCCACCCCTCAGGCCGAGCGGCGCGGCTCGTTCAGCTCGCGGGCCAGATCTCGACCTCGGCGTGGTCCGACTTGAGGGCGTTGCAGCGGCGGTGCATGGGCGCGAGCTGCTGCCCGGCGAGGCGGCCACCGTTCGCGAGGGCGTCGGGGTGGTCGGCGGTGAAGGCCAGTGGGTCGGTGTCCGGCAGCGACGTGTCGATGGCCTCGCCGCACCACGCGCACGGCAATCGCTCGTCGCGGGTGCGGCGCTTCAGTGTCGCCTGCGCCCGCCGGTAGGCGCGGTGCCCGTGCCCGTTGCGCGTGGTCACCATGCGGCCTTCCTGTGGTCGGGGTCAAACGGACCCGCTCTGCGCACGGCGAGGCGAGAGGCTAGCTTGCTGGGGATGTGCTGTTGGCCTGTCGATCTCTAAGTTGGGGACCATGACCAAATCAGCGGTACCTCGTGTCGTAACGTCCGTGCTCATGGAGGAGAAGGACGGAGGTGTGACCGTGACATGGGGCTTGGGTGAGCCCGTTACCGAGGATGCGGTCGAGTTCTTTGGGTACGGGGTGGATTACTACGGACCCGATGGAAACGGGGGCAAGCGCTTTGGCGTCCGTTGGCAGACGGCGGCGACGGCACATGTCTGGGAGCACGTTAGTAGCACGCAGTCCAACTACGGCGCGGACAGCGTGATAACAACTGAGGACGCCGTCGTTGTCACTTACAGGGACGCAAACATCGGCCTTGACGAGGTCGGGACGATCAATGCCTTCAGTCATGTGGCCGGCGCGGACCAGCAGTTGCAGATCCCGGTGACGCTCCTTCGTTGAATCGCCACCGAGCACCCAGGGCGGGTGAGTCCGGGCAGCGCTTGGCGTACTTCGGCCTCACCCGCCTGCGTCGGTGGAGTAGGCGTGTGGCGACGCCTCGTTCTTAGGCCGCAGTGCAGCGTCAGTCTCGCGGGGCTTACAGGGGCCGCCCCGCTTAGACTTGCCGACCTCGCGCGCGCCTCTGGGGACATGCCCTTGTACCGCGCTGCGGTCTCCACCGAATACTGACGTTTGGTTCGAGTGGGCCCGCAGGTGCGCACAGAGTGCGCCCGCCTCGGCCATGGCGTCATGGGCGGTCTTCGGGGGAATCACTAGCCCGTTGACGGGCCCGCTCGAGAGAGGTTCGACGCACGAGCGCATCACCGCAGTTCCGTGGTGTGCTGTGCCCGCGTCCGCCCTGCCGGCCAGGAGCCGGGCTGGGCAGGAGAGTCAGCCGATGGTGGTGTGTGTCGGCGTGCGGTGCGTCGAAGCGATGGGGGCCGAGCGCTCAGCCTCGTGCGATCTTGCGCCCGGCCTGATCCGTGCTCTGTCGCCCGGAGGATCAGCACCGGAGAGGGGCTCAGCGCAACGCTGCGGCCCTGAAACGACGAAACCGCCTGGCCGAGAGGCCTAGGCGGTTTGGGTGGCGCTAGAGACACTTCTAGTGCGTGAGGCCGAATGTAGCACGATCCCGCGAGCGCGTGTCAAGTCGTGGGGCGTGGGTGGTCATGCTCGGATGGGTCGGTGGCCGATGGTGGTCCCGTACCGGCGGCACGTCGCGTCGTCGCAGAGCACCCGGTGCACGCGCTCCCCCGTGGGCAAGGTGAGCACGTTGCGGTCCTGGATGGTGCGGTGCCGGGCACGAAAGCACGCGTCCCCTGCGGCGAGCGCCGTGATCCTCGGGCGGGTCATGCGCGCTCGGTCGCGAGTGTCCAGGGGCACTCGCACCCCTGGGTCAGTGCCGGCCCGCCCTCGGGACCGTAGGTCCAACCGTGCATGCACCCGAGCTGGTGATCGTGCTCAGCAGCATCGTGACCGCATCCGTGGCAGTCGATCACGGGCACGACTCCCCCATGAACTCCTCCCAGGCGGACACAATGCGATCCAGGGCCGCGTCGTTCACCACGATGCCCGACACCGCGAGGGCGTCGCCGAGGCGGACCCTGCCCTCACCTTTGAGGGCAGACGCGGCCGCTTCGCGCTTGACCTCGGCGAGAGCCTCGGACGAGGCGGCGGACTTCCAGCATGTGCAGGGACCAACCCACAGGATGCGAGAAGGACGCCACCCCTGACACGTCCCCGCATGAGGTGCGCGTTTCATCGCCGCGGCGAGCTCGTCACGCTCCCTGCGGGCCTCCTCACGCTGCCGTTCAGTCGCACGGGTCTCCACGACCTTGGCCGCCAGAGCCAGCATCCACCGAGGACCGAACCACTCGGCGTCCTCGGCCTGCCATGCACCCGCGTACTCAACGATCTGCGCGAAGAGCACGGGGTCGTCCAGGTCAACCGGGTGAGAGATCTGGATCGCCTGCGGAGAGTTCGCGCCGAGCGGGTGATAGGCCGGGTCTCCGGTCGCCAGCCAGTACGACCGATCGTTTGTGAACTGATCGCGCGTCAAGTCCGGGTGCTCGTGCGAGCTGGGGTCGGGCTCGGTCATCGGTCGTCCTCCTCGTGCGGGTGGTCCAGGTGCTCGTAGCCGGCGTCGTCCCTCGCGTCCCAGGGGCGTGCCGCGCTATCCACCGCCGTCGCCTCCGCCCACTCGAGCGCCGTCATCCCCGGATGCTCATACTCGGCGAGCGCCGGGGTTCTCGTGGTGGGTCGTCATCGCGCCACTCGGTCGGTCGGGACCCACGGCGGCGAGAGTCGCGTGAAGAGCTGCTCGACTGGGCGGGCTGCGTGCATTGTCTCGATGAGCAGCTCGTTTCGTGACGCGTAGACGAGGCCAGGCTGCGGGGCCACGAAGCCGTACTCCGGCGTCATGGCAGCGTAGGCCCGCGCTGCCCGCACCAAGACGGACATCACCTCAAGCGACGCCTCGCCCTGGTCCATGCGGTCGACAGCGTCCCGCACCTCGGCGAGCGCCGGCGTCTCCTCAGGGTCGGTCATGAGGGCCGTCCTGCCTGGTGGATAGCGGTCGCGATCGTGCGGGCCTGCGCGAGCATGGCGTCGTCGGCTGCGCGGCGGACGGCGCGAGCGGCTCGCTCGTCGCGCAGTCGGCGGTCGCGGGCGTGCTGTTCGGCGCGCTCCTGCACTGCTGGGTCGGCTGCCCGACGCGCGGCGCGGGTCGTCTTGCTGGGTGCGGTCATCGTGTGTTCTCCGTCCAGGTGGCGCCCATGACGCTGTTCTCGTGCGTGGTGTGCGGTCCGAGGCGGTCGCAGCGCATCCAGTACGGGTCAACCGCCTCGGGTCGGTAGCCGTAATCCCAGGTGTGGATCTCCGCGGTGCACTCCTCCTGCGCCTCCGCCTCGGCACGCTCCCGCTCGGCGAAGGCTGCCCGCAGTCCGGCACGGGTCTTCTGCCCCTTCGGCGCGACCCCGCGACCGATCGCCTTCCGCTCCGCCTCCCACGCAGCGGTGAACGCATCCACCTCAGCCTGGGTCGGCTCGAACTCGGCGAGCGCCGGGGTGTCGTCGTGGTGGGCCATCAGAGCCTGCCTGCCTCTCGGAGCTTGGTCTCGGCGAGCGAGACGCGGTGGAAGGTCGCGGGGTCGCCGCCTGTGTCGGGGTGGGCTCGCCGTTGGGCGCCGCGGAGGTACGCGGCCGCCGTGACGGTGTTCGTGTAGACGCCGGTGACGCTCTTGAGGAATGCGAGGGCATCGTCGGCGGTGGCGAAGCTTGCGGTCGCGGCGGTGCCTTCGAGGGCGAGGAACCCGCGGTACTGCTCACCTCGGCGGGTGACGCCGTACCGGTCGACCTTGCGTAACGCCTCGAGGGCGAGGGCGATAGCCCGGAGGTTGTCCTGCCACGTCGTGAACGTGTCGCACGGGTAGCTGAGGCGGCCGTGGCGGGTGTCCATGGAGAAGACCACGCCGGGGTGCTCGGCTCGGGCGTCGGCGCGGGGCCGGCCGTCGAGGCGGAACATGCCGGGCTGCATGGCGACGAGTAGCTCAGCGCTGGTCTGCTGCGAACGCGTGTCGGCGAGCTCGTAGATCTCGCGGTCGAGGAGCTTGAGGGTTGCGGTGAGTGCGGACCGGAACGGGGCGGCGCGGCGGTCCCTGGTGAGGGTGCCGGGCCACTCGCGGATTGGGCCGAGCTGCAGAGTCTCAGGCCAAGTGCTCATGCGCTCGGCTCGAACTCCGCGAGGGCCGGGGTGTCGTTGGTGTCGGTCACGAGGGCTCTCCTGTCGGTGGGCGTGGTTGAGGCTGCCAGGGCATCGCAATGCGCTGATTCCCGAGTGCGTGCTCGAGTGCTTCGGCGACGCGCTCCTTCGGGCCCGTGGTGACGGTGCCGTCCCAGTCGAGGGTGAAGACCACCTCACCGTCCGGGTGCCTGATCAGCAGGCACATGGGCCGCAGCACTTCGGCTCTACTCACCGAGGTGGGGTCGACGAAGAGGACGGCGGCGGGTTCGGTCATGCGAGCCGCCCGGTGCTCCGGGTCGAGACGGACCACGAGCTGCCGTCGCGCTGGTTATCGCTGACGGTCACCTTCACGCGTGCGTCGGCGGGCAGGGCGCCCAGGTCCACCTGCAGCACGCCGACGGTCAGAGGGCCGGTGCCACTGATGGTGGTCTCGCTGGTGATGTTCGGGTTGGTCATGGGAGGTCCTCTC